CGTTATGGGGTAAGTTCCCCATTTTAAATTTAAAGCTGAAGCACCAGGGTTACAGTAAGAAGTTGTATATCCTCCTGCTCCACCTCCACCACCAGCATCATAACCACCAGATCCACCACCAGCTACTACTAAATACTCTACATCGACTTGATTAAAAACCCAATTATCATTTTTAACGTGGCAATAAACTGTATTCATGCTCCAAACACCTGAAGCCTTTGCGGGTAGCTCTGGTTCTTTAATTGCTACAACACCAGATCCTCCTGCTGCTCCAGCACTACTTGTTATACAACCTGCGGGACCGGGAGTAAAAACACTACCGCCGCCTCCACCGCCGCCAGTGTTAGCACATCCTGCAGTTCCAGCGTCTGCTGCTATAGGACCATCAGGTGCATTACCAGCGTTTCCGCCACCACCATCTCCACCTAAACCACCTCTTGTATTTCCATAAATTGGTGCTCCATAAGAACCTGAACCACCACCGCCGCCACCGACTTTACCACTTTCTAAAAAAGGTTGACCTGGAAAAGCTGTTGGAGCTATTCCAACACCACCTGAGCCAGCATTACCACAAGCTGAAGTAGCTGCATTACCACCTACGGCACCTGCACCACCTCCTCCACCGCCACCTTGGACGTTGCCTGGTGAACAGTTACCTGTACCACCTGCATTACCTGAGTTACCTGGTTGGGCAGGAGTATTACCTGCGCCTCCTGCTGATGGAGAAGTTGACTCTCCACCACCTCCTGATCCACCATCTTCTGCTCTGCATGATGCTTCATAACCACCTCTACCACCACTTTCAGCAGTATATGTAGTTGCGCACGCAACTAAAGTTGAATCAGTTCCTGAAGCTCCACCGCCACCACTTGGTCCAGCTGCTCCACCGCCACCAATTGTTGCAGCGATAGTTGCACATCCAGTTGTAGGTACACTAATTTCTCTTACACCACCAGCTCCACCACCGCCACCTCTTTGACCTGGACCACCGCCACCACCTCCAACTATTAAAGCTGTAACTGATGTGGTTCTCGATTGTGTAGCGGAAAAACATCCACTTGCTGTTTTAACTTGTATGACTTCTGCTTGGGTACATGTATAGATTGTATTAGGGGGTCCAATTATTCCGCCATTACCTTGCGCCATAATTTACCTCCTACGCGTCGTCTAATACTTCATACGATATGAATAAGTCCAAATCAGATGCAGCACTAGCTCCACCTTTTAATATGTCCCCTTCTCTTAAATAAATAGGTGTGTCAGATACAACTAATGATGCATCTGCTGGGACTGAAATTGTTTTTGCTAAATAAACTGTGGTTGCACCTGAAGCAACTGTTCCACCAGAAGAGGTTTGAACAGAAGTTGTTATAAGTAAATCTAAATCTGCCGCCGCTGCACCATCAACATTAGCACAAACAATTCGATTTATTTTAACAAGTTTTTCTGCTGCGACTGTAAATAAAGTTGTAGTTAAACCTGTAGTTAAATTCCACCCTAAAGATTCACCATAAATACTGGATACTGAGACTATATTTGGATTTGCCATAATTTAATTCCTCTATTGTTATTATCCGAAAATCATTGCCATTGCAATAGCTTTTCCTGTTGATATTCCTGCTGATCCGAAACTCACTGAGCCTGATCCATCAGTTACTAATGCTTGTCCGTTTGTACCATCGGCAGCTGGAAAAGTATAAGCCGCTTGAGCCGCTGCTGTTCCTGCGGATCCTCTAGTACTTACAAAGCCTCCTGTACGAATATCCGTACCATCATGATAACACCAAGTATTACCATATTTTGGTATAGTTATTCCAGTAGCTCCTGTAACTTTAAAAGTTATTGTATCAGAACCTGTTCTTGTAGTTCCATCAATAATTAAAAAAGGTTTAAGAATATCAGCTGCACCTCCAGGAGAAGATCCTGAACCTGCTTGTTCTGCTATATCTAATGTTCTACTTGATCCACCAGTTGTACCTGTTAATTTAACAACAATTGCTCTACCATCATAAGTTCCAGTAGAATTATCAGGTATAGTTAAAGTTCTGTCCGCTGTCATTGGTACTTCAATGTACTTGAACATATCTCTAAGATAATTTAAATTAAGATTGGTATTATCACCCCAAGTACCAGCGTTTTCACCGGTAGTCATTAGGTTAAAACCAAATGCATTATAATTTGATGCCATAAAATCTCCTAAGCTGCTTTTACTTCCGTATACGTAATATCTGTACCCGTAGATACTTCACTATAAGATACAGGCGTCCCTGTGTCAACCTCATTATACGCAAAGACCGTAGGTATGCCCGGGTTAATGGTAGCTGCCACTCCAGTAGGAAATACATTAGCATTTGCTTTAAAAGCAACACTACCTAAAGCAGTCGTTAAAGCCTGACCAGTTACCCCATATCCTGAAGCTTGTCTTATAATACCCGTCGTAGAAGCTGCTGAAACTCCAGTAGGATAGACCCATGCATCTCCTACTTGATCCGATTGATTTATTCCACTTTGAGCTACTACACCAGTTGGGAATACATGAGCATCCCCAGTTAAAGTTACTGAACCTGTAGCTCCGGTAGCACTTACTCCTGTCGTATCTACTTGTGCTGGGCCTTCGACAATAGTATTGCCCAGAGATCCAGTTAATCCTAAACCAGTTACAGAAACATTAGCATGTGCTATAGTTGAAACACTTCCAATAGCAGTTTGAGCTGCTACACCAAATGGTACTTCTAAATCTTTTCTAAGTTCAACATTGATTGGACCCACAGTCCAACTCATTCCTAAACCAGTTACAGCAATTCCTACATCCCCTTGATGAGTAACACTTCCAATTGCTGTGGATGCACTAACCCCGGTAACTGGAACATTTTTAACAAGTTCTATATCAACCGATCCAATGGCAGTTGTAGCACTAACTCCTGACACATTAGTAATAGCGTCATCAGTACCACCCCATACTTGAGATCCCCAAGTATCTCTACCCCATCCATCTAAATTAAAAGCTGATTCGTTTCCAACTGCAGTAGTTGCAGCAACACCTGTAACGGCAATATTAACTGATCCTTGGTCACCCCAAAGATTCTCTCCCCACTTTAACGAGCCCCAAGTGTTCGCCATAAGGAATTACCTCCTTACGATATTCTTAGGATAGCTAATGTATCTGTGAAATTTGGAAATTGAATTGTGAAAGTTCCAGCAGTTGCAGTTTTATCTCCACCAAAATCTAAAACACAAACAGCTTTATCTGAAGCTGAATTATTATAAATTACAGCTCCTCTTGCTGTAATTGAAGCAGTTAACCAAGAAAGGTTAGCCCAATCAACAATTGCTGTATCATTTGATAATTTATGAGTTTGATTAGCTACAGCTAATTGTTTTCCTCTTGTTGTATATCCTGTACCACTAGTTTCACCAGAAGTTGTAAACTCTGTTGTAGATTTTCCAAGAGTAGCTGAATTTGTATATAAAGCTAAATAAAATTTATTACCAGATGTTTGAGTAAAATTGTGAGTTGCACTTAAAAGTTGATTTTTAAATGTATTACATACTGCACTAGTTGTTATTGCCATAATAATCTCCTACTTAATTAGTCCGGCATCAGTTGTTGAAGGTGTGTTTAGTGGGATTCTAATAGTTCCACTTGTATAATCACCTCTTCTACGTCTTCCTAATTGTTCAAGACCGAACTTATCTACCTCTTGTTTATATCTATTTTCATAGTATGTCAACATATCCATGGGACCTTTTAAGAAGCCATAAGCCTCAATGAGACAAGCATAGAGCATGCCATTAGGGAACTTCTGACTCAAGAAAGTCTGAGTATTTCCCGAACTTAATTGATCAGGCATTATAGAATACTCTACTTCAATAGTATAAGTAGCATCTGGAGAAGGGGCAATTTTATAATAATTAGTATTATTACTCGCTCCTTGACCAGACTGGAACATAGCATAGTATCTAGGCTTGCCAGTATTAGCTGTTTCATCTTGTGTATATTCATCAAGAAAAGTTTGATCTACCTTTTGAAGATACCACATATCATTATTTGAATCAGTGAGTTTAATAGCTCTAATAAAATCTTCATTACCAGGAGTATTATAAGTTCCTTGGCCTACAATCAAAGTAGCTGTCTGATATTTTCTTTGAGCATCGGTTGCTACATCTCTATTAATTCTATTCTCAGCAGACATAATAAAATTATCTATGATAGCAGAGGTAAAAAGAGAACTATCTACTTCAGTATAATCTCTAATTGCTGTTGTTAAAGTTGAATATGTATATCCTGCCATTATGCTTGTAAGGTAACTGGTCCTATTGAGACCGAACCTCCTCCTTGTACATTACCAGTTGTAGCAGTAGATCCACTAACTGTAAATTGATAATTATTATAAGTTTGAACATAAGTAGTCCCCCATTGAGAGATAACATGCCCTGCGGCTCTTGAAATTGTAGCCCCATCAATTCCATCAAAATTAGGAATATTAGCGTAAGTAGCCACTGGATTACTAGTGGTCCCCGTCCCTGAAGAAACCGTAGGGGGTCCATAAAATCTATAAGTTTCTCCCATAGTTCTAGAATGTCCTGGTTGATAAACTCTAATTACTGAAGTTCCAGCGGTTGTAGTAAAAAAAGGATTAAATTGTAATAAAGTAGTTGTTGCAAATTCTGTTCTAGCGGGTCTTGCTCTTTGTAAAGCTTGTGGATCTCCCCCTGTAACTTTAATTTCTAATTGAGGAGATTTAGATTCATACTCAGAAATATGGACCCACGCTCCTGTCCATTCTCTAACCATTTCTAAATAAGGAAAAGCTTGACCACTTCTGTCTGAAATGGAAAGCGCATATTTCCCTTGGGCAAATCGCGCTGTCATTATGATACCGCCGGATAATAAGTTTGAGGTGTAATAAATGTACTAGAAGCTGAACCATCTTCTGCTAAT